TGGTAATTCTTCAATTTCAAATTCTAGCCGTGGATTTATAGGTTCCAGAGGAATTTGCTCACCAAAAACTATATCATCTCCGGTTAAATTAGGATCAACAAACACATTATATGTAGGGTCAATATGCCCAGCAACAGATTGCACAGTCACAAAAGGATCAAGATTTGGTTCTAATGAATTAAATATTACTTCTGTTAGAGGGGGATCTGCTGGAGACACAGTTAAAATTGCTAGTTCATTTTCAACACCTTGATAGACAGTGGGATGGCTTTGAATTGATGTTGTGTCAGTAATTACATCTAAATTTGTTAACACAGACTCTCCTGTTTCAAGGTTTGGTTCACCTAACGTAATCACAGAATCTGGTAAGTTTTCCTGCAACGTTACAATAGCTGGAGAAGAGGGATCAACAACATCTATAGGTTTAATACCTGTTGGATCTTTTGGTCTAAAACCTACACTAATTCTATCTAAAGGTACCGAAAACGGTCGCTGCTGAGGACGAATTGTTGTCTTTGGTTTAGCTCCCAAATCTACCAAAGGAATTTCTTCTACTTTGTTCCCTCCCGCTACTACATCTACCGTACCACTTATACTTGGAATTTCAGGAATTGGCCTTACACTAACTGTTCCTGTAGACCCTTTCCCAGTCCCAATTCCTAACCCACCAAGGTATATCACACTACTAAATATTTGTAATAAAATATCCGCAAGTGTTTTTCTTTCAGCTTTATTTACTACATCAGGAGGGCAGTCACCACCCAGTCTGCAAGATTTATAAAGATTTTCTACAGTGTCACGTTTTGATCGCTTGTTTCCATTCATAATGAATCTAAATACCCTAAAGCATATGTACAGCCTTTTGGAAAATGAACTACTTTTAAAAACAAACTTCTTTGCTGTAATGATGTAAATGAAATTAACATTCTATTTCCAGAGTCATGGCCTACCCACTTAAACACTGTTGACATTTGATCATATAAGCTACTATTTTTATGTCTATATCGCCAACATTTTAAATTATTTGCTCCACCTTTTACAATTAAAATTGGGGGATCTCGAGCCTCTTCCGCAAGTCGTTGAGTTCGTGTAAGACCGCTTCTTGGTACAGTTGAAGTTCTTCTTCCAACCTCCGAAGGAGAGACTCCACCACTATCTTGCCGTACCCTTTTCGGTCGTCTTCTGGAGGGAGATTCTCTTTGTTCTCGTCGTCTTCGTCCACGTCGTAATTCGGGGGTTGACGGGGTGGTTGAGCTAGGGACTCCCTCTTTCCCTTTGTCCCGTCTGCTGGTGAAGGTCGTCGACCTGGGTACGGCGTCCCCGGAGGAGGTAACGGATCCTTGAGGAGAGATGTTGGAAGATGGCCCTTGTGAGCTATTGACAGAAGAAATAGTTTCATTTTTAAAGTTAACAGTCCATTCTCCTGTTGAGCTAAACCTTTCACCATCAGGAGCAAATAATGTAAAATAATTTCTTTGGCCTGCAAAGTCATCAAAATAGAGTCCATTTATATCTGCTTGTCCTTTCGCAACATGCCAATTGTCTCTTTCATCTTGATAATATATTCTATCCCAGTTCGTGTATGGAAAAGAATTAGATTGTAAATGGTCAAACCAAACATCAACTATAAATGGCATTTTTTTAAATGTGTTACGAGGCGCTGTCAAAGTTAATTCAGCACTTGTATCTGTTAAAGTCCATTCCTCTTTACTAAAAGGAGATTTTTGTAAGCTTTCTAATAGTATAAGCTGCTGTATGGCTTCTTTCGCCTTATATTCAGATGTAAGCAAAGTTGGTAGAGGCTGCAAACCTAAATGTTTATATCCTTCTTTTCTAGCATAGTACATATACACATATTGCTTTCTAACTATTTTCCAATGTCTAATTTGTGCTTCTAAAGTTTTTTCTCCTGCTTCATACAGTTCCATTAAACTGTCCTGTAGTGCATCGAAACGCCTTGTCAGGTCGGCCTGATTCATTTTGCTGATCTTCTCTAGGAGAAAGGTCTATGTGAGTGGCGAATTTTCTAAAAAAACATTTCCAGGTATCATTATTAATTGTATACACCAAAGACCCATCCTCATTGATAGGTACACGGTTAGGAAAATGAAAACACTGCAATCTACTTTTTAGAAATGAGAAGCTTTCTTCTTTAGTAATATCAAAATTTGTAGTAATCAACATAGGAGGTAATGTTATTTGTATTGGGTTTTTATGTTTGCTATCAATACAAACATCATTACCATCTAATGCACCTCTCATGTTAACATCTAAATGTTGCCAACACTGGTATGTGCAATCATCTAACAATCCAATTTTACCATCAACAAGTGGTGAAAGCCAAAATGGACTGGCTCTATTCATAAAATTTATTACTTTACCTTTTAAAAATTTTGTTAAACTGTGGCAAAAGTATGATTTTCCAGTATCAGATGGTCCAATAAACACGAGACAATTTCTCTTTGGAATGCTTTTTAAAAAATCTCGAAATGCAGTAAGAAATCGAACAAAGTTAACGTCTTGAAATTTAAAAAGCAGGGCTATAGTTTTCCAATCTCCTTCACCGTCACACTCATCACTACATTTCCAAATCCAGTCAGACATAGACAAGTCTCTCATTTCTTGTCGTTTATAGTGTCTAACCATTCTACATGCATCTCTTACATATCTAGCTTGATTATTGCTTTTTAAAAACGCTGCAGCATTTGGATCTTCATCTGCAATCTGTGCATATCTGTAAGCTATAATAGACTCTTCTAATAGATTGTTATCATAAGCATACTGAATCATTTGACTAAGGTCAAAGCTGTCTGCAGTGCTAGCAGCCTGATGGCTAATTAAAGTAAAATTTTTTATCCAGTCAGGAAAATCTCCGACTTTGTAAGAAGCATTTCCAAATGATTTTTGATAAAAAAACAAAGCTACCACAGCACTGCGTGTTCTTGGTGGTTCGCTTAAAAGTTGTACTGATTTACAGTTTAATAATTGACAAAACAATTTTTCTACTGTTTCTCTGTTTTTAGGAGATTTGAAAAGCATAAAATATAATACTGAAAAATCATACGTCAGTAATTGCAGAAAGTCACAATAGCTTTGTAATTGTATCTTAGATGCTTCTATTAATTCCAATTGGATTTTATGAGCTAACACAATCCACTGTGGCGAACAGGTCTTATTGCTTTTAAAGCTTCTAGTAAGCTCACCAAACTGCACCCCAAACTTTTCTTTACATTTATTTAACAATACACCTTTATAGTTTTCTTGCGTTAAACATATACTATCTAAATCAGTAGTTTCTAAAGTATCAGTTACTACCTTTTCATTAGAATTTTCAGCTTCATCTTCTTCTATACCACTATCGCCAAACAAACGTCTTTTAATGCTTCTTTGAGGAGTTATTTGCACAGCTTCTAACCTAGGACTTAATTCATTAACTGATTGTTCCGGAGAAGGATGAAACTTTCGTTTTAGAGCTATTATGTCAGCATCACATTCCTCCGTTAACTGCTTATTGAGTAGTGCCAGGGAATTTCCCTGAATGCAGTTATCCACTTCATCTATTAGATTTGAAATATCAGACCCATCTGTACTATTTTCAAACAATTCATCTATAGTGTCTAAGCTGTCAATACACGTAGCCTCTGTAATAAACCAGCTACTACAACCTTCTTCCCCAAATAAATTACCTTTATTAGTGTCTCCCATGATGAAAAAGATTCCTCGAGCAGGCAGGACAAAGCAAACTCAATTCCGAAAGCAATAGCTGCTCTAATATTTGTATAGCAGAGTGTGTGGAATAAACACAAAGCCTTACACCTGTTTCACAAGAGTTACAACAGGTTTCTACTTTAAAAGGAGCACGCTCCTCCTCCTGTCCCTCGCTATCAGGCGACAATGACTCTGAGCATAACAAATTTTCTGGTATTACTAATTGATCTAATTCTAATTCTATATCACTTATAGTAGGTTTGTTACCAATCATATTTGCTTAATACAATATCTACAATAGTTCCTCCAATGATGTCTAACAAGCACAAATGGAAAATCAGATACAACACAATCGTACTTTTCTAAATAATCTAATAATCTATAACACAATAAGCATCTTACAATAATATCTTTTAAAGGTTGTTTACAAAGAAACTCAATACATGCAGCGTCAACAGAACATCTATAAAATTGTTCTAATTCATATTTAGCAGTTAATTTTAAGCAAGAAGAACAGCAAACATATGGAACATTATTTTTATATAGCAAATTCAAAGTTTTATGATGAAATTCTGCAAGACCTAAATAATCAACTTCATGTTTACAAAATACACAAGGAAAGGATAGAGTAAAGAAAGAGCAGTTATGGAATTTACAATAGTCTTCGAGATTAGTAGGTTGCAGTTCAGCCATCGAGAAGAAAGAAAGAACTGCAGAATCTGAGCTTTTTATAAGTACCAGAGACGGTAGTTTTTTCTTACAGGAAATAATAGTTGCCAACAACTACCGTATAAGAGAAATGTTTAGACCGTTTTAGGTATTTTGGCGGGAAACCATGTACCGGTTTCGGTCTCCACCCAATGTACTCTGCAGTCAAGTTTGTTTGAACTTGTACTCACCTGACAAGGATCAACACGACCGAAAGCGGTATGTAAAGTGTGCCCTGCGGGGAGTTGTGGACCGTTTACGGTTGAACGCTGTCCAGTTGGCTATCTTCCTGACCAAATGATTAAGCTGTTTGTGTCAATATACTAAATGCCAAATAATTACTGGGCGTATAAATAATGAGTCAATAACTTTGTCAGCAGCTTTATTTTGGTCCTTCATATTTCCCATACAAGTATAATTCACAGTTAAGTAAGTTACATTTCACAGCTTAATTCACAATACATCTGGCTCAATGATAAAATTCACAGTTTAAAAGCACGTTTTTTTATATTAGTATTTGGTTCTCCTACGTTTAGCTGATTTCCTACAAGAACCTGTTTCAGTACAAGAACGTTTGCAAGTTACATTTTCAGCACATGGAGATCTTAAACGTTTGTTATTTATCATTCCAGTTTGATATAAAAATCGTTTACCCAGTGAAAATTCATTTAATTCACTTGACATTTTACTAGTAAGATCTATAGTCCAAAATATATATTTATCCCACGGTTCCTCTGATTTTGGTGGTTCTACATCGGCTGGACATTTTATAGCGTTTGAGCTGAGATATCGGTAGGTATCTTGCAGCCCTTCTGGTGCTGGTGGAACAAAGTTTAACTCCCAGTTTTCAAGTATTCTAGGGTTCATAACATTAATATGTGCTAAAATGTCTGGTTCCAAAGGAACTTTACATAGCTCAACTATTAATTCTAACTCATACTCTTCTGTGTGTCTGGTATAATTCTTAAAATCTTTGGCTTTGTATTTATAAGATTGATCCTTAGGATTTACACCTTCAGCAGCAACTGATATGTTAAAATTAACGTTTCTGGTGTTGTCTACAATAGTAACAAAGCAGTTGTTTCCCCACAAAATACCATTATTAGCACCTAGAGCTTTATGTAGCCAATATGGTCTATTAAATAAACCTGCGTCACTGGAAACTAAAGATCCACTAGGAGTGGAATAATACGAATATGGCCCTAAATTCTGTTGTTGTGGTTTATCATTTTGCGGATTTAAATAACTATCTAGTGGCAGGGTATCTCCATCTATACCTGCTTTACATAAATAATGACGAGCGTATAACTGCTCTTTTTTATTAAAAAAAAACACTTGATCCCCATAAACATCTTTAGTCATTTTTAAAAAGTCTGGCCAAAGGCATATTTCATTGGTTATTTCCAGAGGAACTCCAGCTTTGTCTTCCTGAAAAGTTTGAAAGTTTGCATTCCCAAAACCTATCTCACACATATCTCCATCCTGTATGTAGGTGTGCAATAATTCTATTGCTGGACAATCACCTTTATTTAATTTGTTGCATGGCTTAGTTACCTCCCAATACTGACCTGTGGGCGGTACACAACCCACTATAAACATTTGAACCTGTTTCGGTTCAAAGGCTATATCTTTTCTATAATCATTGTCATCAGTGTGAGAGCCAGGATATTCTGAAGGGTTTTCAACATCTATAAATTTGTTAAATAAAGGATGACCTGTTGCACCAATACCTAGAGGTCCTCCTCTACCAATTTCAATTCCAGTAAGCTTCCATACTAATCTTTCAGTTTCTGGATTGTACACACATTTATCAGCTATTGCAAACTTATTTGGATCTGGTAGCTGAAGCTTTAATACTCTGTATTGATTAGCTGAAACTTTAGGTGTAGTGATGTTGTTGTTATTGTCTTCCACATCAAAATATGGGTTTCCAACTAGCAGAAGGCGCTCGGTGCCTACATGAAAATAATAACCTGTTCGTTTCACATATTCATCCGTGTTGTATATTTTTGCGACAGGTTTTGGTGGAGGTAGATACAGTTTGCCAGGATTTTGCAGCCAAAGAGACATCTGTAAAATATTAAAAATAAAAGCGTCGCTTTCGTTTCTTTTTTTTAGCTAAAGAAGGATGTAAGTAAAAGTCAACAGAACCTATATAAGTTGCTTTCGAAGGTTCTACTGGAATATAAGGTATTGTAGGAATATTAAATGTTGTGTCAGTGTTTAAGTTTTGTTCAGAAATAAATATATCAGATGTACTAGGTAGACCTCTATAAGTTATATCAGAAATTACTGTGGGATAGGTGAAAGACTCTTCGTCAACCTCCATGTTATTAAAAATTAAGTGAGCATCTGAAAAGCTGTCAGGATATGTATCCATTAACATACTTTCTAAGTTAACATTTAATTCATCTATTAAAATACTTTCCGCTTCAGGATCTTCTACGATAATATCTGCAGTGTCAGATAAAGGCACCAATTCTATATTGTCAGTAACAGATATTGGGCTGACATCATAAAAGTAGTGCACATCCTGAGACAAAACAGTACCACTTCTGGTACGTACTCCTGCTTTTTGTCCAAATCTGCTTACACGTACTTGACCTTCTGCAGTTCTAGAGTAATAAGGCCTACTTATTCTTTGTATATCAGCAAAATCGCTATCGGGTGCAGCTGCCAATTCATTTAAATCGTTTTCAAATTCCAAACTGATATCTTGGTCAAAGGCGGGATTTTCAAATCCAAATGAGATTGCGCGGGCAACATCACCCAGCAAATTCAGATTGCTTGTCCTAACCTGCTGCACATGTCTCCTGTAAAAGTGCCTGACCCTACTAAATGCTCTTTGAATTCGTTGTTCAGGTGTACTAGCTTCTGGTAATTCTTCAATTTCAAATTCTAGCCGTGGATTTATAGGTTCCAGAGGAATTTGCTCACCAAAAACTATATCATCTCCGGTTAAATTAGGATCAACAAACACATTATATGTAGGGTCAATATGC